ATGAATGGGAAAGAAGGCTTTTTTCTGGTCAAACACCTATGCGGTGTATCCGCACCGTGTCAATTATCAACTTTTAAATTATCTTCATATATATCCCTCCGAATGCCCCTTATGCGTTTCAAAATTCTGAATATATCTGTCCGCCAGGGGCTTGTTGCCTTTCAGGATCAGCAAGTTTTCGGCATTCGATTCCTCTCAAATTACTGGTAAACCGATTTTTCTCGCAACTTCAAAATACTCATAATAGCAACAATCCAACCAGTCGCATCTAAAAATAATAACGCATATATTCCCGTAAACTTTATAGTGCCCTTTTTTTATACTTTCGATATTGTCGATATTAACATTCTCGATAAATCTGGATATTATGGAATTCATGCGCTTTCTTTGAGATTGGGCCGATTCATCAGCGTTTCGTCTTCCTCCTGCAATGATAGACCTGTTCTTTTTCTGGCATGTTTTTCCATTTGGATCATCGCCTTTAAAGAAGATAGGTTTGTCTCAATTGTAGTTATTTTGGCAGAATCTCCTGATTTATATATTTCCAATAAATCGTCTATCATTGATTTAATTCTTAAGTCCAATGGCTTCGGGGCGTCTTTATACTTAACGTTCGGGGCTTTGGAATCATTTTTTACGCCTAAATCGACTCGGATCAGGTTGCGGTAATCCACGCCAAGTTTATTACATATCGATAAGCGTGCTTTTTCCGATGATCTTTTGTTCCCAGTCAATATATTCGATAGATGACAGCTCGAAATCCCCAAGAACTCGGCAAAGGCATTCTGGTTTTTCTTCCAGTTGTCTGCCATCCACTTGACAAGAAATTTTCTGAAAATATCGCTATTATCCATAATATCACTTTACGTGAAAATATATTTTCTATGTGAATATATTATTCTTGATTTATAATTTCTTATTGAATAATATTCCACCATGAAAACAAATTACTCAAAAATTGCCGAAATAGCCGGTGTTTCAAAGCAGGCGCTCTCAAATATCCTGAATGGACGAAGGCGTCCCTCCTGGGGCGCCGCTAAGCGCCTTGCCTTTGCAACAAAAACCAATCCTGTTCTTTGGCTGGAAGGCACCCCCGTTGAAATCAAAAAAGCCATCGATCTTTTTAAAAACATAAGTCAAAAGCCCTATTTGCAATGAAATCCCAAAAAACAACAGGAGCCATCTTATGGAATGTTCTGAGTGTGTGTTTGGGTTTGGAGGTAGAGAAATGAAGACGAATAATCCTCTCAACATCAAAATTGACGATCGGCTGCTAAAAATTGTCAACACCGCAACAATTTCCCTGGACTGTTCGCTGTCCGAACTGGTCCGCGCTTGCCTTGAAATTGGAATCCCCGTGATTACAACGCACCCTGACCTGGTTAAATTGTTGCCCTTAAAAGCGTCTGGGTCAATAAAACAAGCGTAAGAGATTGGTAATACCAGACAAGGAGTGGCACCAAACAATGGCAAAAAAAATACGCGAACCACGGACATATATCGAAAAAAGAGATGCGCTCATCAATACTGCTGTGAGGATCGCAAACAAGAAGCATCCAGCTTCTGATGATGAAAAATACAATGAATCCTGGAGCCGTACATTCCATAAGGAAATGAATCGGCTTGCTTATGAAGCCGGACTGGTCAGTTTTCTTTAAAAAGAAAAAACCAGTCACAACCCCCGAACGACCTTGACCGGCGTGCAGACGGGGTTGTGGCTTCCCCATGATCGAAGCTGCGGCGCGGCGAGGCGGTAAGGGGCGGATGAGACCGGGAAAGCTCAATAAAGTAAGCTGACAGAACGACGGACTTGTTTTTATTCATAATTCATAATTTTGGGATGCGGCGTGGTGAGACACCGGGAAGCGCGGGAACAAGCGCGCATGGAGGTTCCGGGCAACAGCACTATCGCAGAAGCGCACTGTTGCCAAATCAGGTTTGAATCCTGACATCTCAAACAACAAACAAAGGAGGACGGAGAGAAAATGAAGCTCCCATCGGTGACAAGAGTGTTGTCGCCATTTTCTGACTTCTCGAAGATCCGTCCTGAAGTTTTGCAACGGGCCGCCGATCGGGGATCAAGGGTCCATGCAGCGTGCGCGATTTATGCCAAGGGGCTTTGGGCAGATTGTGCGCTTTGGCCCGGAGATGGACCTTTTTTTGACAGCTTCTTGAATTGGGCGGAAATGGCGGCGCCTGAATTTGTTGCGGTTGAGGAAGAGTTTGCGGATCCACACCTTGGATACATGGGGCATCCTGACGCTGTTGTTTATATCCCAGGCGACCATGGTTTGACGATTGTCGATTACAAAACGCCCATGAGTATTTCCCGTACATGGTATCCCCAAATCGCTGCTTATGCGCATCTTGCGCGAAAGTACGGATATGATGTTCGGCGAGGGTTGGCCGTTCGTCTTCGGAGAAATGGCAGTCCTGCAATAGCGACTGAGATTGATGTAGACGGCGAACCTTGGGCGGCATTTCTGAATGCGTTGGGGGCATACCGGTACTTTAAGGGAAGGTGACGAGTAACGAGTGACGGGGGGAAGGGAGCAGAAAAAACCTGCACCCTGAAGCCTGCCCCCTGCCCCCTTTTCCCGATACAAGGAGGTAATATGGATTTTATGGCAGCAGTGAATGAGGCTGAAGAAGTACCGGCGGCTGTACATATCCCATCGGTTTTAATTGGATACAATGATGCAGATCAGGCGTGTCGCGTGTTGCGGCGGATGTACCTGCCTGAAATCGAGCGGATGAAGGCCCAGGCAATGGCACATGTTGTTGTAGATGAAGACAGCCAAAATGAAGCGATTACAATGGTTGGTCAGGCAAAAAAACTGGCAACGGCAATCGAGAAAAAGCGCAAAGAAGTTATCGAGGCGCCGGGGGAATTCGTGAAAACCGTCAACAGTTTTGTGAAGGTTTTTACAAACACTCTCGATGAGATCCACCAGAAATTAAATGTCGGCATCCTGGCTCGCATATCCAAAGTCCAAATGGAACAGCGTGAAGCGCAGGAACGCGCTCGATTAGAGGCTGCAAAGGTCCAGCGGGAACTGAATGAACGGGCAGCGGCACTGAACGTGCAGCGGGAAGCCGAGGCGAAGAAAGCCTTTGAAATGGGAGAACCGGCCGCGCCGATGGAGCCCGAAGTAATAGCCCCTATTGTGGTTGCTCCAGTGGTCCCGGTTCAAAAGGTGTTTCGCTCGGAAACCGGGTCTTCCGTGCATCTCCGGAAAGACTGGGTTTGGGATGTTTTGGACATCAGTCTGATCCCTCCGAAATATCTTGTGGTTGATAAGGTGGCTGTCAACCAGGCTGTTAAGAGCGGTATCAGGGAAATTCCGGGAATTCGAATCTATGAAACTGAATCAGCAATCATCAAAGCATGACGGCTTCGTAAAAAGTCCGGATGCTGCGTTGCGCTTCATCCTTCGTCGTTGCGGCGTACGATAAGTACGCCTCACTCCTCAGGCTTTGCGCGCCTTGCCTGCGTACTTTTTTCGAAGCCGTGTGATTTTGCCTTTTTTTCAACTTCATCAAAGCATAAAGGAGGTGGGTTATGGAAACAAGTTTACCAGCGGTACAAAGTCGATCTTTCGGGATAACCCCGAGGGGAATTGAAGAAGCAATCCGGCTCGCCAAAATCATGGCAGCATCCGGGTTGATGCCGAAATCGATCGAAACCCCGGAAGCAGTTTTCGTGGCCATACAAATGGGCGCGGAAATCGGGTTGTCCCCAATGGCGAGCGTTCAGAACATTGCAGTCATAAATGGGAGGCCTGGTATTTACGGCGATGCGGCACTGGCGATTGTCCGGTCTTCCGGACTGCTTGAAGAATTCAAGGAATGGTCGGAAGGTGAGCGAAAAAAACCCGACTGGACTTACTTCTGTCGGGTGAAACGAAAAGGCTGTGAAGCGGTTACCGGTTCCTATTCGTGGGCTGAGGCGTTAGAAGCCGGTTTTGATCAGGTGAAACCCGAAAGCCCGTGGAAAAGATGGACGAATCGTATGATGCAATTTAAAGCACGCAATTTCGCCATGCGGGATCAGTTCGCGGATTTTTTGAAGGGAATCCGTACCATTGAAGAAAACAGCGATGCGATTGTTCTGGAATCTACAGTCGGGAATGACGGGCATGAACAGTATCAGTTAAAAGCCCCGGCAGAAACTGAATTGTCGGGAAGCGGAAGTATTGACGAAAACGCTTTTGATATTCTTGCTGCAGAGCAGTATCCGGAGGGCCAGGAAAAGCTTATTGACTTTGTTGTTCTTACGGCAAAAGCCAATGGCGCCAGCGTTGACGATCTTAAAAACCGGGCAGTTGGGAACTGGAGTGTATTTATCAAAGCGTTTGAAGCCTGGCTGTCGAAGCAAGCCTCGGCAAAAAAAGAACCGGCGAGCGAAAAAGAGATTACTACCGCCCCGGAAACGACGGCTCCTGCTCCAGCACCAGCTCCGGATCCGGCAAGCAGGCCGGCAAAAGTGTCTGACCACCAGGGCCCTCCGAGTGATGCCGTGGTATGGAGCGATTTCCGGACCCGGTACATAAACCTGAAAGGCCCTGGTTTTTCAACTTTTGTTTTCCAGAACCTTGATTTATTCCGGCATTGTCCGCAAACCATGCTGATGGAAGCCATTGAAAAGTGGGTAAAATTGTACCCGGCACAACCCTGGCCGCTTTCCGGCTCTCAAGTGACCGCACCGGAAACACCGGCGCCGGAAAAAACTGAAAGCACTCTGCCCCTGAGTTACACCCCCCAGTATAAAAACCTGATGACCCGAAAGGCTGAGTTCCCCAATGAATACGCGGCGGCGAAAAAACATCTCGGAACCTTGCCGAATACAGTTGAGGACTGTGAAAGAATTCTGTCTTGCATGATGGCAATGGTTGAAGCCCAAATAGACGGAAACACCGGGATCCCTGACGGCATGCCCGATGGGTATGAAAAGTTTTAACGGCTGACCTGGCTGGATGCCTCCCCGCCGGCGACCCGGTCCGTCAGCGGCAATAAAAAAGATTCTGTCGCAATCCAGTTTCAGTCAGGAAAAAATCATTTCTGGGAAACAGAATCAAGACCGGGTTTTTTTAATCGAGAAAATCGAAATAACAAGAAACATTATGGAAGCCGAACAATGATGACACTTGAACAAAGAATAAGTCGTTTAGTGGAGGTGGCCATTAAAAATGAAATGCGATCTATATTTCACGACGATGGTCTTATTTACACGCTGGAATATCGTCTTCGTGATTTAGATATTGATTACGCAGATATCTTCGAACCGTATTTGATTGAAGATACTGATGAAGAGCGGAAAAAAATGTATTCCATGTGCGGTAAGGTTGCCGAGAGGGTTTTCGGCGAAATAACCCAAAAAATGAAAGCGGCACTGGAAATGGTTGAATCGTCTTTCATTCATGAAAAAGTCAATTGAAGACAAAAGATGTTACACATGCCGGTCGTATTTTTTCAGGGCACGCGATCCTGGAGACAAAGAATATGGCTGGGCTTTTTGCAAGTTTCACAAATGCTATTTCCCGAACCAGCAGCATGGCAATCCCGCGGGCGAGCGGAGCTGTCAAAATTGGAGTTAGGAGGGTCGAATGAAACGCTTTTTCCTTTTATGGGGTGTGTATCGGGATTTTAAAAGCCGCGTGATTATTGCCATGGAGTATCTTTTTAATCCTGCGGCAATCTGGAACAGATGGGATCTGGAAAGGACGATAAATGACAGAATCACAAGAGAAAATCCGAATTGAGCTTGAAAAAGCATTGACGGGAAGGCCCTATCTTTTCCGCACTGATAAAACACGGCAGGCGCTTGATGGAAATTCGGTTGGTGTCATGGCAAATTTTGACTCCGCTGGAACAGGACCAAAGGGCGCCTTTTTTATTGGCCGGAAAGTTGCCTATCCAACAGCCGCCTATATTGAATGGGTATGTTCCAGGATTAGCTATAGCAGTAAGGGGGGGTTAAAATGAGACAAGATGTTTTCATTTCAAAAGCGGCGAAATTGGCCGGTTGCACGCAGAACACCGCGAGAAACGCCCTGATCGCTTTTAAGGCGGTCGTTGACGAGCAGCTTCTTGTTAATTCTACGGCAAAACTCCCGTTTTTCGGGAGATTCTACATAAAAAAACGCAAAGCAAGATACATATCACAGCCAAAAACACACGAAAGGATGTTATCCAAAGAAAAGCTTTATATCCACTTTAAGGCCTCTTCTGTTTTTTAAAAGAATCCATTGGAGAGAGAATATGCTTAACGAGACCACGATTCAAAAGAAAGAATACCTCACCAAAATGGCATTGGCTTCTTTGAAGCGAACGGCATACGAGTATGTCAACCTGAGTCAGATTTGTCATGAATACCATCAGGAATTTGGTTATCAGGATTACTCGAAATGGATTAAAGAAAGTCTCGGACTCGGATCCACTCGCGGGGATCAATTACTTAATGTTTATGAACAGTTTGGTTCTACCACACAAAGTGTGGTAGATTATCTACCAGTAGCAACCATGTTCCTCCTTGCCGCACCCAGCACGCCCGAATCCGCCCGTACCGAAGCCATTGAAAAAGCAGAGAACGGCGAATCCCTCACCATCAAGCAGACAAAAGAACTCGTTGAAGCCCACAAACGTATTGATGTGCTTCGCAAAGAGCTTGACCTGGCCAAAGCTCAGATCCCAACGGACGATATTCTGGCTTTGATTATAAACCTTAAATCACGCCTTGAATATGAGATGAACAAACCCCCCGTTGTCGAAACGGTAACCGTTGAGAAGGTTCCGGATGACTACCCTATTCTGATTTCCGAGCGCGACACCCTGGTTGACGAAAAGGACCGGTTGCTCAGTCGGATCAAGCGGTTGAAGGAAGCCCAGGAAAAAGAAGTCGAGCAGCAAGTCGGCCAGAAATTGAAGGCGCTTGAAGAAGATTTCAACCTTAAGAACAGACAGCTTAAGGCTATTCAAGACAGAATTGATTATCTGCGAGAATCCATGAGGCAGATGGACAAGACAGCCGGTGACCTGGCGGCCTGCAAAAAGGCATGTGACCAGATTCGGGGCTTTCTTTTGGATATATCCGTTGCGCTTCGAGACTTGTTTGAGGATCACAAGCTTACAAAATCCGCCGAAAAAGAAATGAGACACCTATGTGGTGAACTTGAGCAGGGCGCAGCGGCTTTCCGTAAATACCTGGACGGTGAAAAACTTATCGAAACAGGAGGATAAAATGCTCTTGACGCAGGAAATGATAGTTGGAGCGGACGAGCAATCAATAATCGCCTTGTCCAAACAAATAAAATTGAATCTGCCTAAAGATTCGAGCATTGAAACAAGGATTGAGCGAATCAGTTCTATCAAAGCGTATCATCTGATACAGGATGCCATTAAAAAACATGAGCAGTACGTTGATGACGACGGGAACAAAGCATCCAGTCTTGCAGGGCTTTCGATCCAGATCAACAAAAAGATCAAGAAGGCATTTGGCGTTTCTGTGCCTGAGTTGATTGATAGAAATGACATTAAAGTTCTCAGGATAATCAGAGAGGCTATCGCTGCACAGTTCTACAAATGCGAAATATTACGGCTGCCTCGTTCCGAGATTAAAAAGAAAGTATATGAAATCATCCAGATTACCTACGACATCTTTTCGTTAAAAATGGATCGAACATGATGCGTTACGAAGAACAAAAAACATTTTGTGATGCCGGCGGACATTGGGCGCCATTACGATAGTTTTTGCACCGCAAAGTCATGTCTTGGTGGTTTTATCGGGACCGTTATCCCAGAATTGAGGGTATAAATCGCGGATAGGAAACGATGCGTTTTCCCGGTACAGGCCAGGGGCAAATCATTCAAGGAATGATATGGGTGGGATGGTGAGATATGGCGCGGATCAGAACGATAAAGCCTGATTTTTTCAGGCATTTAGAACTTTATCAGGCGGAAATTGAGACCGGGCTTCCTTTGCGTGTGGCATTTGCCGGCCTATGGACAGTTGCTGACCGCGAGGGGCGGTTTCGATGGCAACCGGCTGTTTTAAAATTGGATGTTTTGCCTTTTGATAATTTGGATTTTTCACGCGTGCTCGACGCGTGCCTCACACGTGGCTTTGTCGTCAAGTACGAAGTCAAGGGATTGCAATACGGACTAATCCCCACGTTCAAAAAACACCAGATCGTAAACAACAGGGAAAAGGAAAGTATTTTGCCTGAACCTGAAAATACAACTGATATAATTGAAGATTTGACGCGTGCCTCACGCGTGCCTCACGCGGGCTTTTTTTCCCTTAATCAAGATCCAGTGGAACAGGAACAGGAACAGGAACAGGAAAGGGAACAGGAACAAGGAACTTCTTGCGCAGAGCCGAAAAAAATCGGCTCCACGCTCAGTGAAAAAACTGCGGTAATTTCAATCCCGCTTATCAGCAAAAAAAGCGAACCGCAAGTTGAATTCGATATCTATCAGCCAGTGATTGACGATTGGGCGGAATCCTATCCGGCCGTTAACGTAATCCAGGAACTCCGCAATATCCGGCAATGGAACCTTGCGAATCCGGCTCGCAGGAAAACAAAAGCCGGAATTTTACGGCATATCAACACCTGGTTGGCCGATAAGCAGAACAAAGGCGGTATTGTCCGGAACAACGAAAACGGAAAATTTCAGACGCTTGTTTCAACCGGTGACAGGAAAACGGACGTTTCGTTGACCAACGCAATGAACTGGGTGAACAAAAAAATGGGGGAAGCCGAACATGAAACAGAGTGATCTGTTAAACTTTGCAAAGAGTACAACGGCTGTTTTAGCCAATTTCGGCGCCATTGCGACAGAATCGCTTTTAAACCTCTGGTTTGAAGCGGCAAGAGAGGACAAAATTACTATCGAACAATGGGAATCCGCCGCAAAGAAGATTATCCGTGGAAGAAAGTACACAAGCCAGCCGACCTATGCGGATTTTTATGAAACTGTTTTCGGATCACCCGTGACGGAAACGGACCGGGCCGGCAAACAGGTTACGGTTGTCATGAAGCAGATCAGGGAGCTTGGTTCATACAGGACCCCCTGTTTTGACGACCCTGTTACCAAAACCTTGATGTCTTCCAGGTGGTCCTGGCAGGCCGTGTGCACAATGACCGAATCTGAACTGAAATGGTGGGCCAAAGAATTTATCGAATCATACCAGGCGGTGGAGCGGACCGGGAACCGGTCACAGATCGGCTGCGGGGGATCGGATGAAAGAAAGTTGAGATTGCTGGCCGGCGGGATCGGCGGAAAAAACTGAAAAACAACTTGTGTGATTTATGAAAAAAAAGAAAATCCCCAAGGTTCGAAAAGATTGCAAGCTGGTTTCTTTGCCGGAGGGATACGGGAGTCTTACCGATCTTGCAAAACGGCTCGGCGTCACTAAGGGACGTGTCTCCCAACTCCACAAAAAAGGCGCTTTCGGCGACACGTTTACGAAAATAAACCAGCGGTATTACCTGATTGACATCGATACCGCTGTCGAAAATGTCAAAAAATACTCGGACCCCGAGGCCCGCGGATTTAAAAACAAGATATCCAGGTTAAACCAGAGGGCAGATGACAGAGGACAGAAGACTGAAGACAGAGGGCAGATGACGGATGACGGAGGACAGAGAACAGAAACAGCAAAAACCATTGAGTTGGCGGGAATGTCCTTCAGCGCGGCTCGGACGTTAAAAGAACAGTACAATGCCGAAATGAAAAAATTGGACTTTGAAGAGCGGTCCGGGAAATTGTTGCGGGATGAAGACGTCCAAAAAGGCGCCTTTGAAATGTACCGGAAAACCCGAGACAGCTTACTGAATATCATCGATAGGATAAGCGCCCAGCTTGCAGCCGAAAAAAAAGAGGCGAATGTCCGGATCATCCTGGAAAACGAAATCAGAAATGCGCTGACGCATATCCGGGGTAATCACCATGACTGATGGCTTCTCAAAAAGCCCAATATCTGCGTTGAGCTGCATCCTTCGTCGTTGCGGCGTACTGGTCGTACGCCTCACTCCTCAGGACTTGCTCGCCTTGATCTTGAACTTTTTGCTTTGCCATTCCAATTCTGTCTTTTTATGGGTTCATCATGATTGACGGCCGCACTTTTTTTATTCAAGCCGCTTGCGACGGCCTTGAACTGGATCCACTGACCACTGTTGACGAATGGGCCGATGAAAAAAGGGTCCTGAATTCCGTCGCCTCTCGTGAAGCCGGTAACTACCGCACAAGGCGTACGCCATATCTGCGGGAAATTATGCAAGCACTGTCGGTCTCAGAATCCGAAATAACCGATATCGCCGTCATGAAAGCCACGCAGATTGGCGGGTCTGAAGTGGCGAATAACTTTATCGGCTACATCATTGATTGTGCACCCGGCCCGATTTTGTACATGCTTCCCACGGTCGAGCTGGCGGAACGCCACAGCCGGAACCGTATCGCCCCCATGATCGAAAGCATCCCCTCGATCGCTGCAAAGGTCCACCCGTCAAAAAGCCGCACCGGCGGAAACACCGTACTTGCAAAAAACTTTGTCGGCGGCGCACTCTACTTGGCCGGAAGCAATTCCGGATCGGCATTCCGAAACGTTTCTATCCGTTACTTGATCCTGGATGACATCGACGGCTTTGAACCGGATATCGGCGGGGAAGGAAGCCCCGTAAGCCTGGCCGAGCGCCGGACCGATACTTACTCCAGCCGGAAAAAAATCCTGAAGATCAGCACGCCGACGATAAAAGGCGGATCTCTGATCGAAAAAGAATTCCAGAAATCCGACCAGCGATATTACCACGTACCCTGCCCTTTCTGTGAAACCCGGCAAATACTTATCTTCTCCACGAACAATGAAGAACATGGGCTGCATTATACAGAGGAAAACGGCGAAGTAACAGATGTCTGGTACACTTGCATGAATTGTCGTGAAAAAATCAACGAGCATTACAAAAACAAGATGTTGAAAAAGGGAAAATGGATTCCTCTACAACCAAACCGGTCAAAACGCGGATACCACATCAGCGGCCTTTTGTCTCCCCTCGGCTTTGTTTCCTGGCGCCAGATCGCTCAGGAATACAACGACGCAAAAAAAGATCCCATGTCCATGAAGGTTTGGGTAAATACCCGACTCGGCGAACCTTATGAAGTTGCCGGGGAACAACCGGAATGGGAAAACCTCCGGTTAAGGTGTGAACCCTATGAGCCGATGAAACCGCCCCCAGGTGTCATATTCATTACGTTTGGTGTTGACGTTCAGGAAAACCGGATTGTTGTTGTAATCCGCGGATGGGGAGTCGGTGAAGAATCCTGGCTCATTTGGTACGGGGAAATCTACGGCGACTGGGAATCACAACTTGACGACTTGATTGCTTACAACTTCATGTGTGATGATGCCGTCATCTCTGTGGCCGGTGTCGCTATTGATTCCGGTTACAAAACACAGCAAGTTTACAGCTATTGCCGAAAAAAAGACAGCCGTGTTTTTGCCGTAAAAGGCGAGCGCGCACGCAATAAACCTGTATTAGGAAAACCCTCCGAACAAGATTTGAACTGGAGGGGCAAGCAGATCCCCAGGGGCGTCAAATTGTGGCCGGTCGGAACCGATACCGCGAAATCCACACTGTACGGCCGGTTGAAAAACAATAAAGTTCCGGGACCATGCTGTTATCACTGGTATGAATGCGTAACAGACGAATATTTTATGCAGCTTACCGCAGAAAAAATGGAAACCCATATCAAAGGCGGTTTCCCATATCTGGAATGGGTGAAAACAAGGGATCGAAACGATGCGCTTGATGCTGAAATTTACGCCTATGCAGCCGCTATCCGCGCCGGTCTCCTGTGGCTCGGCAGGTCAAAGTCAACTACACCTGGGCTGCCGACAATGCCGAGAAAAAAAATATCCGTGATATGTTCTTACCTGGAACGGCAAAAGGAGTGACAACGCTTTGCGAGGTGAACCTATGACCGCTGAAAAATTCGTCTATATTCGCAAAGCAGCGCAAGAATTGTGCTGCACCGAGCGCCATATCTACGATATGATTAAAACTGGAAAACTCAAAGCCATCATGCTCGGCCCCCGTAGCTTGCGTGTTTTAAAAGACTCCATTGATGAGTACATCAAAAAGAACCTAAAGGGGTGACAAGTGACGGGTGACGGGTGACGGAACGGGCCACTTGTCACTTGTCACTTTTAAACAACCGTCGCAAAAAAACACCCCGTCTACAAAAACCTACAGGGTGCAATAGTACAATAACGGCACCAGGTACTTTTAAAAAAACCAGCTCTCTGATTGTATATTCAGTATTTTTCTTTTTTGTCCCGAATTTTTGAAGCCTTTTTTCGAAAAAATGGGGGGTCAAGAAATGATGTCCTGGACTGGAAAGGGGAAAATGGGATATTTTTGTTTTATTTGGGGGGAACCCCGGCTGCGCCTCACCAGGTCGTAACTTATTGAAATATAAATATCATTCTTTTTTTATAGCACTGTTATTTTACTGAATATGAAAAAGTGGGTACTTTTATCCGCCTGTTGCAACATAATGCAGCGCTATGCAACACTATGAGACATTTTTGCAAAATACGAAAAATGAGGCAAAAAAAAGCGGCACCTGGAGAGGATGCCGCTGAAACGGATAGATTTTGATATTTGCTGACGCCACCCTGGCGAGGGTACCGCCGCACGCCGGCCTATGCAACCGCCTGCTCTTCTTCGCAGCAAACGGCCGGATCGAGCCCGATGTACTTTTTCTTGAAAGAAACAAGCCCGGTGCCGGACCGGAACACGCCTGCAAGCTCGTGGTGATAGACATGATAAGCATACGACACGCACGCCCCCTTGCTGTTATAAAAATAAATATCATATGCCTTGTGAACGTTTTGGGTGACATGAATCATGGTAACGCCATTGACTGCGCAAACATCGATTTGCAGGGCATTGTGGCTGCTGAGGATATTGTGAGCCCCAACTTTTTCAAGCGCCTGAACGCCGCCCAGGGCAAGAAAGATTTCCGTGGGAAGATTGGGATAAAAACGGACATATCCGGCCGGCAATGAATCACGTAAAAAAGATAGCTGCATAAGGCACCTCCTGAAGATAATCGTACAAAATGGCACTGAATGAAGAAAGCGCCCCCGGCAACCACCGGGAGCGCGGTGAGCACTACGACTGAGAAGGAACAGGCAACTCGGAGCACTGAACGGAAGACTCGGTAGGTGGTGGGGTTTGGTGGAACTCATAGCCCAGGAAAACAAGCTGTTTGAAAGAAGTGCCTTCGGACCGTATATCGAACGGCGGAAGCTTGATGCAGGGAACGCGCGGCGAATGAACGGACGGCATACAAAAATTGAGCGACATAAGACCCCCCCTTATTGTGAAAAGTTGCGCCTGGCCAACACGCCCAGGCACTATAAGAAAATGCAAGCTGCATGCCAATTTGTGCCATGGTATAAGTAAAATATACAATAATAACAGATATATAAAATATTATACTGGCACAAAATAAGCATTTAAACCATTGTACAAGAATATGAACGAAATACCAAAAATAGGTTCATTTTTATGAACTATATAATAAAAACAGCATGTTATGAGTTTATTTATATGTACCGGGACCCCTGGCGCACGGGCGCCTGGACCCGAACAGACACCCAGCCCGGGCAGCCTGGAAGCCGGGCGCCGGATGCCACCTGGATCTGGGACCGGCGACCTGGCCACCGACACCGGCAACCCGGCAGTAGCACACCCAACGACGACCAGCCGAAAACCCTTTTTGACTAAGGATGTATTTTTGAACCGAAAAATCATGCATCACGAAACATGGGGGAAAAAGATTCAATAAGAGTTTTGAGCGCTTAGAGTTTTGAGGTTTTGAAAAAATAACGGCTAAACCCCCTTCCGATCTTTTGACAAAAAGGGAGCAGTTATTTTTTTGAAACCGAAAAAGAGCCAAGCGATAGCGCGGCAGGTTGGAACACAGGATGAACGATACAACACCCCAGCCTCAATTTGACTTTTTATCCTTTTAGCAAGTGTTGGGGAATTGCATAAATTTCCAGATGGGAAACCCGGCGGCCGCTAGATTTGGTGCAGGGAGTCACGGAAAGTGACCGGCCGCCCCACAACGGACTTGCAAGGAGCAGACATCCTAACCCCTTTCCTTGCCCGCCGCAGGCGTGCTGTTAAATCCCGATCTTCCCCAGTGGCGCGCCCCATGCTCTTTTTGCATGCGGGTGACACCAGCTTCCCACGTCTCCCCAGCGCCCGGCCCTCTACCCGTCGCTTTTTATTCAATCCTTTGTTAGTAAAACGTGCAGACAGCCCCGCTGTTCGCGTCCCGCTCCACGTCCAGACAACCTTTTGCCGTCCCCGGATGAAAGTTGTTTGTCGCGCTTTTCCTCCCGTCCACCGGCACCGATGACCGACAGGTGATCGGTGCCGCACTCCCCACGTCCGGGCTCCCCGTTCCGGCTTTTTCGTCCCATGCGACGGATACCGAGGCTTTTGTGAGGTTTCCGGAGCACGCTCCTCACGACCAAAGCCATCCCGCTTTTGCTTTTGCTTTTGCTTTTGCAGTTGCTTTTGCCCTTGATGTTGCTGTTACTCTCGTCGTTCTTCCCTTTCGTCTCGTGCGACGGGTACCGAGCTTTTCGGCGAGGTTCCCGGAGCAAGCTCATCAAGTCTTGATTTTCTCCGGTTTTTTTCGTACCCATGCGACGGATACTGAGGCTTTTGTGAGGTTTCCGGAGCACACTCCCAACGTTCACACTTTTCCGTTTTTGTCATTGCAGTTGCAAAGGAATCGTTTGCAACTGCAAAAAACCTCTCACTATGTTTTGGCCTTCGCCGTTAGGCGCTTTGTAGTGGTTTTTGGAGGTTTTTTCATGGGTTTCCGGAGGTTTTTTTTACAGTTGGGGTGGTGGGCGGGCATTATCGAATAATGCTGTTATCCTTTTCTTGTTTTTTCGTCCACATGCGATCTTTCCAACTGCACGATCATCCCCCGTGGCGTGACCGTTGCGAGCTTTTCTGCAACGGGCATGACACGCACAACCCCACGTCGCGCACCACGAATCTCAACCCGTCGCTTTTCAAACAATCCTTTGTTAGTAAAACGTGCCAATTCCCCTATCCGTGGCGCATCCCCCAGCGTGCAGATAGCCTCGTATTGTGCCGGAAAACAGTAGTTTCGTCGCTCTCCACCTTCCGTTCTCCGGCGCCGATGACCGACAGGTGATCGGCGCCGCACTCCTCATATTCAAGCACCTATATCCCGGTCCTTCCGTCGCCTGAGACGGGTACCGAGTTTTTTCGCGAGGTTCCCGGAGCATGGCTCTGCACGTGCCGAAAATAAGACGGGGTGGTGGGTGGGTAATATCGAAAAAATGCTTTTATCCGCTGATTATGGCTGGCCGGTCACGACCGTTTTTTGGGAGTGACCGGCCTCCATTTCTTTTTCGTGGCGCCAAAAAGGTCGTCGCCTAGGCGCTCCCCGGCTTTTTGGGGAGCGCCGGTCTGCTCCTGGCTGGGGAGTCTGCTGTTTTTCTTTTCGTTTGAGCGCCTCAATAGGTCGTCTGTAGTCCGCTCCCTGGCTTTTGCAGGGAGCGGACTACCAGTTCCCCACGCCCAAGGTTCGGCTGTTTTTTTCGCTCTTTCCCCCATGTGGACTTGAGGTCCGTCACGGTTTTTTGTGACGGGCTGAACTGCACAGCCGGAGCGCTCCCCGGCTTTTTGGGGTGCACGTAGGCCGTGGACCTGGCGGCTGTTCTTCTTGGCGTACCTCGATAGGTCGCATCCGTAACGCTCCCCGGCTTTTTGGGGTGCGTTACGGCAGCATTGGACGTCCAAACAGTGGCCATCCTAACCCCTTTCCTTCTGCGTTTTGAATGAATGCGTCGCACAGGTCGTCGCCTAGCCGCTCCCCGGCCCTTGCAGGGAGCGCCGGTCTGCACGAAACATGGCATGCGGCTTTTGTTTTTCCGTGGCATACTCCGATCGTGGCCTTGCAGCCGGTCACGTAGGCCCTTGCGGAGTGACCGGCTGCACTGCACCGCCGGAGCGCTCCCTGCGTTTTTTTGCAGGGAGCGCGTAGGCCGTGGCGCTTGCGACTTTTGTTTATTCGTCCAGGTTGAAAAGGTCGTCTACTAGGCGCTCCCTGGCTTTTTGGGGAGCGCCGGTCAGCACCACACGTGGCATGCACGCTTTTTCGAGGCGTTCCAGGATATTGGACTTGAGGCCCGTCACGCAGGCCCTTGCGGAGTGACGGGCCGAACTGCACCGCACGTCCCGGTCTTACCGTCGGGTGCTTTTCTCCCGGCGGGAGACAGTTTACGTCGAGTTTCCCCAATAGTGCCATTGCAGAAGTCTCCTGTGAAAGCTTGCTGAACGGGAGACTTCTGCAACTCACCGGATGCCAGGTCTTACCGCCGGGGGTTTTTTTACCCGGCGGGAGGCAGTTATGTCAGGGACCTTCCGGATAGTGCCACTGCTTCCGTCTCCCGTGAAGGCCTGCCGGAACGGGAGGCGGAAGCAGCACACCGTACGTCCCGGTCACGTGGAGCGCGGGCACGAATCCGATAGCGGCACCTGCCCGCGAGCGTTAGGGGGGCTGGAGGAAAGTCCCGCCGGCTGTTTTGGCGGGACCGGAGCGAAGCGGAGCCGGAAGACACCCGACGGCAGGGTGCGCTTTTTGCCCTGCCGAAACGCCCGTCTCATTTTGCTGTATGACCATAATACATAGCTGCGTAACATATAACCCCACCACCAATACCACATCAACCACCTGATCCATATTTATATCCAGAATCTCAGTACCCTAGCGGGGGCACTAGTGGCTGAAAACGCCAACATGAACCTGAACGACCAGCAGCAGGCATTTGCATTTGCTTTTCCGTGGCTCGAAACAAAGCGCGTCGAGCGGCGCGCCTTTTGCGGTTTTTTGCAAGGGGCGCACCGCGTGCGCTCATGTTCAGGCGCCACCATCAAATATCAATGCTTTTATCCTTTTAAAGGTAGAATTCCGCTGATAGCCCCTGGGGGCGGCCGGTCGTTCTGGTAGAAAGATTGTGCGGAGTGGGCAAGAGGACGCATAAGTCCCTGGGGCAAGGAGACATAATGCGTGTTATGTCTAGCGGAGTGAGGGCAGGTTTTTGGCGGGCAGGCTGCTGTTTTTGCAGCCTGCATGACAAAAAGCCACGGCTGATAAGAGCTCTTATCAGCCGTGCCGAACGGAGCGACTTGCCCCAGGGCCTTATGCGGCCGGGCAGCAGCTCACAAAAGAACATGCTACCCATATTAACAGGCGGGGGATCAGACTGACTTTTTATCCGCTTGCAGATCGTGGCCTTGCGCATCACTTCCCGGCGGCGCGGCCGTTGCCTTTTTGCAAGGGCCGTGCCGCGAGCACCTCACGTCAAAACCGCTCTTTTCCCCGTGGCGCTACACCGGTCGTTGGTTTCTGCACAGCCTGAGCGCTCCCCGGTTTTTTTGGGGAGCGCTCAGGCCCGTTGTCCTGCGGTTTTTCTAGTTGGCATCTCACTGGTCGTAGATAGGCGCTCCCTGGCTTTTGCAGGGAGCGCCGGTCAGCACGGACTACGGCGTTTCACGTTTTTTCCATGCGACGAAAGGTCGATTGCGTACCGCTCCCCGGCAGTTTGGGGTGCGGTACGCCGGCTCCTCACGTCCAGGGTGTGATGACCCCTTTTCTCCCCACGTGGTTTTGAGGCCGGTCACGAAGGCACTTGTGAAGTGACCGGCCGAACTCTGCACAGTCGAAGCGCTCCCCAATAGGTCGCCTCCGTAACGCTCCCCGGCTTTTTGGGGTGCGTTACGGCAGCACTGGACGTCCAAACAGTGGCCATCCTAACCCCTTTCCTTCCGCGTTTTGAATGAATGCGTCACACAGGTCGTCGCCTAGCCCTCCCCGGCCCTTTGGGGAGCGGCTATCAGAACCGAACGTCGGTCTGCACCGCTGTTTTTCGTCCAGGTTTTTCCGATAGTTCGCCTACGTGTCGCTCCCCGGCTTTTTGTGAAGGGCCGAACTGCACAGCCGGAGCGCTCCCCGGCAGTTTGGGGTGCGCGGAGGCCCGTGGCACTGGTACGTGTTTTAAACTCGGTGTTCCCCGATAATGCGTCTTCGTACCGCTCCCCGGCAGTTTGAGGTGCGGTACGGCTGTACGGAACGGGCAAAGTGCGGCTGTTTTATTAACCTTACGCGAACTCAGGGCCGGTCACGACCAGTTGGGAGTGACCGGCCCTGCGCTCTGACACCCGGGATTCAGCTTTTTTTTTTCGCATTGCACTGAACGTCGCCTAGCCGCTCCCTGGCTTTTACAGGGAGCGGCGGCCAACACCGGACGGACTGACCCGCACCCGTGTTGTTCCCCACATGGACTTGCAACCCGGTCACGTAGGCTCTTGCGGAGTGACCGGGTTGCACTGCGCCACATGTCCGGAATGCTCCCGCTTTTATCAAATTGATTCAGCGGCTGTCGGGGCGGGTGCGGAGGCGGCATTTTTCAGCCGCGGAGCGTCCGCATCGGCTGCCGCGTCATCCGTTGTGGGTGGTGGGTGGGCATTATCAAATAATGACGGAGCGCGGCCTCAGCAAAACCATTCCAATTTTGCCTAGACCGTGCGACTCCTGGCGCTTTGAATGAATGCGTTTCGCCGAAAGATGTCGAGGTGTGGCCGGGCAGATTTTTGTCCGGCCGCGCCGGTTGGCACCGTCAGTGACTCAGCGTGCTTTTGTTTTTTCGACCAGGCTGAAAAGGTCGCCGCCTAGCCGCTCCCTGGCCCTTGCAGGGAGCGGCGGTCAACGCTGAACGTGGCATGCGACTTTTGTTTTTCCGTGGCATTCCCCGATAGTGGACTTGCAGCCGGTCACGTAGGCTCTTGCGAAGTGACCGGCTGCACTGCACAGCCGGAGCGCTCCCTGCGCTTTTTGCAGGGAGCGCGTAGGCCGTGGTGCTTGCGGCTTTTGTTTTCTCGCCCAGGTTGAAAAGGTCGTCTACTAGGCGCTCCCTGGCCCTTGCAGGGAGCGCCGGTTTGCACGAAACATGGCATGCGACATTTGTTTTTCCGTGGCATACCCCGATCGTGGCCTTGCAGCCGGTCACGTAGGCTTTTGCTGAGTGATCGGCTGCACTGCACCGCCGGAGCGCTCCCTGCGCTTTTTGCAGGGAGCGCGTAGGCCGTGGCGCTTGTGGCTTTTGTTTTCTCGCCCAGATTGAAAAGGTCGTCTACTAGGCGCTCCTCGGTTTTTTGGGGAGCGCCGGCCAGCACCAGGCTGGGTAGTCTGCTGTTTTTCTTTTCGTTTGAGCGCCTCAATAGGTCGTCTCCGGAGCGCTCCCTGCTTTTGGGGAGCGCGTAGGCGTGCACTCCACGTCCTTCTTGATCTTGCGAAGCAAGCCTGCTTTTTTTGCTGCGTTCCCTCAATAGGTCGTCTGTGGTCCGCTCCCTTGCTTTTAGGGAGCGGACCACATGCACCCAACGTCCGGACAGCTCCCGCTTTTATCAAATAAGTCAAGCGGCTGTCGGGGCGGGTGCGGAGGCAGCATTTTCAGCGCGGAGCATCCGCCCCGGCTGCCGCGCCATCCGCTGTGGGTGGTGGGTGGGCATTATCAGATAAAGATGGAGGGCGGCCGCTGAACAGCCAATACAACTGTGATGTGGCCGCCCGACTTCCTTGTTCCGTTGCTTTTATCAAATAATGACGGAGCGCGGCCCAGCAAAACCATTTCAATTTTGCATAGCCGTGCGACTCCTGGCGCTTTGAATGAATGTGCTTCGCCAAAAGTGGTCGAGGTGTGGCCGGGCAGCTTTTTGTCCGGACACGCCGGTCGTTACCGTCAGTGACCCAGCGGCTTTTTTTCGTCCCGGCTAAAAAGGTCGTCGCCTAGCCGCTCCCTGGCCTTTGCAGGGAGCGGCGGTCAGCACCGAACGTGGCATGGCGGCTTTTTATCAAATGATGTCGAAGCCGGTCACGTAGCGCAGCGGAGTGTCCGGCGCCTCCTTATTGCTTTTCCGTCCAGATTGAAAAGGTCGTCTACTAGGCGCTCCCTGGCCCTTGCAGGGAGCGCCGGTCTGCACGAAACATGGCATGCGGCTTTTGTTTTTCTCCGTGGCATACCCCGATCGTGGCCTTGCAGCCGGTCACGTAGGCCCTTGCGAAGTGACCGGCTGCACTGCACCGCCGGAGCGCTCCCTGCGTTTTTTTGCAGGGAGCGCGTAGGCCGTGGCGCTTGCGGCTTTTGTTTATTCGTCCAGGTTGAAAAGGTCGTCGCCTAGGCGCTCCCCGGCTTTTTGGGGAGCGCCGGCCAGCACCACACATGGCATGCGTGCTTTTCCGTTGCGTTCCCCGATCGTGAACTTGAAGGCGGTCACGTAGCGCAGCGGAGTGTCCGCCTGAACGGCACCTCACGTGGCGTCTGGGCTTTTCCGTGGCGCTCTCAGGAAAATGGAATTGAGGCCGGTCACGACCGCTTTTGGGGAGTGACCGGCCGAAACAGCACCACGCGAAACGTTGTCACGCCCTTAAAACCACCCCATGTGGAGCGCGGGCACGAATCCGATAACCGCACCGGCCCGCGAGCGTTAGGGGGGCTGAAGGGAAGTCCCGCCGGCTTTTTGGCGGGACCGGAGCGAAGCGGAGCCGGAAGACACCCGACGGCGAAGCCGGAACGCCCAATGTCATCAAAATACATAGTGCCAATACCACCACCAATACCAAATGCACCAGTACCACTAAGACTACTAATACCACGGCACGTGCGCGGGGGCGCTAGTGGCGAAACGAAACAACACAAACCACCACCACACGGGTGCTGTTGCAGTTGCTGTTGCTTTTGCTGTTTCGGGGCGCAACTACCATAGAGGTAGCGGCGCGCCCTTTGCCTTTTTGCAAAGGGCGTGACGCCCGCACTGCACGTCGAGCGGCACCATCAAATATCAAATGCTTTTATCCTTTCAGGATGGAGCCGGAGGCGACACCTGGAGCAAATGACGGAGTGGCAACCAAAGGCCCAGCGGCGCGACCCTTGCTGTTTTGCAAGGGGCGTGACGCCGGCTCCTCACGTTCAGCCAGCCCCCCCGTCGCGCACCAACCAAAGAACATTCAAGGCCCCTCATGTCCAGGCTGTCACCATCAAACTGATTTTTATCCGCCCGCAGATATCGGGTACGCGAACCCACGAACAAGCGGCACGACCCTTGCGGCTTTTTTGCAAGGGGCGTGACGCCTGCTCCTCACGTCCAGCCTGCATCCTCCCAGGCGCGACACAACCAAAGAACATTCAAGGCCCCTCATGTCCAGGCTGTCACCATCAAACTGATTTTTATCCGCCCGCAGATATTGGGTATGCACACACATGACCAAGCGGCGCGGCCCTTGCGGCTTTTTTGCAAGGGGCGTGACGCCTGCTTCCTTCCCGGCAAGCGCTGTTCTTTTCTGTCACATTATTCACTTCGAGATTCAATACTTCATTTCCGGCCCTCGTCAACATCATCACCTTTCACCATCTACTTTCATACTCATTTTTCAATCATTTTCATGAATTTTTTTTCTGCTTTTTTCGTCATTTCGGTCTCTTTTCACATCAAAAATGGGTCCTTTCCACTCATTCAAATTCATACAGGTGCTCCACTTGCATCACTCCCCCAGATACCCCTTATTCACCATTCTAAACACGCTTTTTCACTCCCCCATTTCACTTGTGAGAAGCGTTCCCATGCCACCCATTGTGATTTATGCGGAGCTTTCTGCACGCCCCCCTTGCCGGAACCCTTTCCCCATTTTTCCCCTGCATTTTAAGCGAATACTGCGAATACTGCGAATGGTGTACGGGTCCCTGACTTGCGTGCCTCCAAGAAACCTGCATTAATATTGCCATGGCACAAACACTAACTGAATTAAGCACATTACTGGTGGCTGTAGATGAAGCCATCGCGAAGTTGATGGCCGGCGAGCGCGTTATCCGCATTTCGAACGGCGAGCGTTCGGCTGAATACGGTCAAGCCAAGCTTGGAGAATTACAGGATTACAAGTCCAGCCTCATCGCGAAGATAAACGCACTGAATAACAGGTCGCGGTATTTCCGAATCTCAACGAGCAAGGGGGTCTAATGACCTTTCTGAAGATACTGGACAGTCAAGGACGAAAAATCCGGGCCTATAGTGACTACGAGGGTTCCGGAACCGGCCGGAGAATGTACAGGTGGGGATTATCAACAGCCGGACCGAACAGTACGCTTTTTTCCTCGCTTGGGAACCTTCGCGCCCGGTCTCGCGAGCTGTCGCGCAATGATCCTCAGATATCCGGAGCCCTTGATTGCCTGGTGTCCAATATCGTCGGAATGGGGATCTCCCCCCGGTGGCAGCTTTCCAATTCCAAACTCAAAAAAGCGTTGCAGCAACTCTGGTCGGACTGGACCCAGGAAGCGGACGCTGACGGGCTATTTGATTTTTACGGACTTCAGGCGCTCATTGCCCGGTCAATCATTGAATCCGGAGAAGTGTTTATCCGGTTTTGCCCGAAACGCCCGGGCAGCGGACTTTCAGTGCCGCTGCAACTCCAGGTCCTTGAATCGGACCACCTCGATGAAACCTATAACACAATTGCCCCCAACGGCAACGAAATTCGCATGGGGATCGAGTTTGACAAGACTGGTCAACGCAAGGCGTACTGGATGTACCGGGAACACCCCGGAGAGTCGTTTATGACAATCCAGAATCAATTTGACCGAGTCCGGATATCAGCCACTGAAATACTTCATGCATTCCAGCCGCTTCGCCCCGGGCAGCAGCGGGGCCGGCCCTGGCTGACCTCGCTGATCCTGACCATGCACGATCTGAATCAGTTTAACGATGCCGAATTGACGCGCAAAAAAACGGCGGCCATGTTCGGAGGGTTTGTCACCCAACCTCCTGAAGAAGACTTTATGCCGCCGCAGTTTGGGGAAAAGAAGGAAAAGGACGAAACCGACACACCCGTTTACAATATGCAGCCTGGCACGTTTACCACGCTTGCGCCTGGGCATTCCGTCACGTTTTCGGAACCGGCGGATGTCGGCGGGAATTACGATTGTTTTGTCAAGCATCAGGAACGCAGGGTCGCCAGAGGATTGGGAGGATTGACCTATGAGAAGTTCACCGGGGATCTGTCCGAAGTCAATTATTCCTCTATCCGGGCCGGCAATCTCGAATTTCAACGCCAATGCAAGCAGTTCATTTTCAATGTCATGGCATATCAGATATGCCGGCCGGTCGCCAGGTACTGGCTTTCCCAGGTTGCGTTATCGAATGCCATGTTTTTGCCCGGATATGCAAAGGACCCAAAATCGTACATGAGGATCAAATGGACGATTGACGGCTGGCCGTGGGTTGATCCCCTTAAGGACTTGAAGGCGTCCACCGGTCTTGTCCGCTCCGGGTTTTCTTCCCGGACACAAGAGGTGGCTGAGCGGGGATTGGACGTTGAAGCGCTTGAGGATGAAATCATGGCGGATAATGAGCGGGCGGATGCGGCCGGCCTTGTGTTTGATTCGGACGCACGGAAATCGATGGGAGCAACAGGAGGAAATGCCAGTGGAAATACCGACCAGACTGTTTAACACGTCGCTCATGGTGGCACCGCAATCTGTTGATGAAATACTTTCCGCAAAAACGGCGGGTATTGCGCCCGTAGATTCGGACACGCCCCGCGAAAGCATTGTGAGATTACAGATACTGGCCGACAACTCGGAAAATGAGGTTGTTTATGCGGCTGAAGGGTACGCAATCATTGACGGCATTGCCCTAATCGAGATTTCTGGCGGGCTGACTTATCGCGCATACAGTTGGTGGACTACCTCATATTTGGATATCCGCGACAGTTTCCGGGCGGCAATGGCTGATGAACGCACCACCAGTGTGCTGTTTCTTATAGATTCCCCAGGCGGCGAAGTCGCGGGCCTTTTTGATTTGGTAGATGAAATCTACCATGCAAGGGGAGCCAAGCCCATCATTGCCATTGCTGATGAAGCCGCTTTTTCGGCTGCTTACGCGATAGCTTCCGCGGCGGATGAAGTCTATCTCTCCAGAACCGCGCAAGTCGGGTCTATCGGTGTCATCGCAATTCATACGGACCAAAGCGGTTACGACAAGAACCTGGGAGTACGGTACACGCCCATTTTCGCCGGTGATCATAAAAATGATTTCAACCCGCACGAGCCGTTGAAAGCGGATGGCAGGGACGTGCTGCAAGCCCACGTCGATAAGCTTTACGACATGCTCACTGCTGTCGTAGCGCGAAACAGAAGCATGACACAGGCGGCGGTGATTGCCACACAGGCTGGCTTTTATATGGGCGCTGCCGCTGTAGAGGCCGGTTTGGCGGATGGCACTATGTCGGTAAGGGATATCGTTACAAAAATGAGTTCAAGCAAAGGAGATATGGCTATGAATTTGAATGAAGTAAAGGATTTCATTTACCAGGCATTGGCGGAAAGCATGTCTGAAGTGAAAAAGATGCTCGAAGGGATCGAGGCGCGCTTGATAGAGCCGACACTGGTGATCGATCCGCCTGACACCGCTGACACCGGCAGTGCGACATCGACTGCCGGAGAGATCGTGGAAATTTGCGACTTGGCCGGAATGCCTGAACTGGCCGGCGCCATAATCCGTGACGGGCTGACGCTCGATGAGGCGAAAAGCGCTATTCTGGACGCCAAAGCCAAGGCTGCAGAAAAAGCACCGATTATATCCACGGTTGGGCCACTTTCCACTGGTGAAGCCAACCCGCTTCTGGAAGATGCGAAAAAGAGGGCTGAAAAGCAGGGGACAGGTAACAGGGTGCAGGGGGCAGGGGGCAGGTAACTGATAAGACAGCGGGCTGCACCTTTTTCCTGCACCCTGCCTCCTGATACCTGCACCCTTTATTTAAAAGAACAATAAGGAGAACGAACATGCCGACTGTATTAATTGAAGGGAATTACCTCAACGATTTGCTTAAATGGGAAATGGAAAACTATCACTCCCGCGAGCAGGTCACTGTATTGGCCGGACAGGACCTTGTCATGGGGTCTGTTATCGGAAAGATTAAAACCGGATCTGTTCCCACGACCGGAACTGCCGGGACAAATACCGGAACCGGAACCTGCGTTTCAGTGACCGGCGGCGCCAAAACCAAAGTTGGCGTTTATACCCTGCGATGCGTCGGAGTGGCTGCCAATGGGGGGATTTTTTCGGTCCGGGACCCGGATGGCGAAGCATTACCGGATGCCGTGATGGGCGCTTATTCCAATCCGGCGATCAATTTCACCCTGACCGATGGCGCCACGGACTTTGCCCTCGGTGACACTTTCACCATTACGGTACCGGCGGGTTCCGGGAAAGTCCGGGAGCTTAACCTTACCGGGATCGATGGGTCTGAGGATGCTTACGGCATACTGACTGCCGGAGCTGACACAAATGATTCGACCCAGAAACAAGTTGCCTACACCTCCGGTGGCACCGCTGAATTACAACCTGGAATGGTCGTGACCGGCGAAACCAGCGGCGCAACAGCGCAGGTGGTGTCATTGACGCTTACCTCCGGGACATGGACAGCCGGAACCGCCGCCGGAGTTTTGATCCTGGATAATCAGGTCGGAACATTCCAGTCGGAAAATCTGAATGCGACAGCCCAGGTCAATATCTGCACAATTGGAGCCAACCCATCGGCTTATAACCCAGACAGACAGGCTGTTGCAATCGTCCGTGATGCGCAAATCGTTGCTGATTATCTGACCTGGCCGACAGGCGCTTCGGATGCCCAAAAGGCTGCCGCGCTGGTTCAACTGGCGAACGCGGGGATTGTTACCAGGACAGATGTATAAATCAGTGACAGGTGACAAGTGACGAGTGACAGGTTTTAAAAGCAGTGACAAGCTTATCGTCCGTTACCCGTCACCCGTCACTCGTTACCCGTCACCCGTTACAAAAAAAGGAGTACGAAAATGTTGCTGAACCCTTTTGATACAGATGCCTTCAACATGGTTTCGCTGACGCAAGCAATCAATATCCTTCCGAACAATTACGGCAGGCTGAGAGAACTGAACCTTTTCCCCGACAAGGGGATCACCACCCGCGTTGCGCTGGTAGAGGAGTTAAACGGAGTACTTAACCTGTTATCAACGATGCCGGTCGGCGCGCCCGAACAACAGAACCGAATGGGCAAAAGAAAAGTTCGGGCGTTCAGCGTCCCCCATATCCCCCTCGGCGATACGATCCTGGCTACCGAGTTTGAAGCTGTCCGTGAGTTCGGCACAGAGAACCAGGCGCAGACATTGGCCAATGTCATTAATAGCCATATGCAAACGGCCAAAAACAAGTACGCAATTACCCTTGAGCACTTGAGGATGGGGGCGCTGAAAGGGATCATTCTGGATGCCGACGGGTCCCTTCTGTACAACCTTTATACGGAATTCGGGATTGATCAGAATTACGTTGATTTTGATTTATCAACGCCCACAACCGATGTCCGGGCCAAATGCATGGCAGTTCTTCGACTCATTGAAGACAACCTGCGCGGCGAGGTCATGTCCAGCCCGCGAGCGCTTGTTTCCGCCGACTTTTTTGATGCGCTGACCGGACATGCGAACGTCAAAGCCACTTTCGACAACACCGCCCTGGCTGTACAAATCATTGGCGGAGACATCAGAAAGGGGTTTTCCTACGGCGGGATTATTTTTGAAGAATACCGCGGCACGGCTTCGGATGCCGCTGGTGTAACCCGAAAATTTATCAATGACGGTGAAGGACATTGTTTCCCCCAGGGTACGATGGACACCTTCAAAACCATCTATGCACCAGCCGATTTCCTGGAAACCGTAAATACCATCGGGATACCGCTCTATGCAAAACAGGAAATGCGGCAGTACAACCGCGGCCTTGATTTGCACATGCAGTCCAACCCGCTGCCGATGTGTTTCAGACCGGGGGTGCTGGTCAAGTTGGTAGCTTAAAAGAAAGGTATCAGGGGGCAGTTATCAGGGGACAGGAAAAACCTGCACCCTGTACCCTATTACCTGCACCCTTTTATTATGACTGACTTCGACACACTGCAAAACAGACTTTGGAAGGATGTATTGGCAAAACTCGGGGGAGTCGATGCTACATTTACCCCTTTGACCGGCGAGCCGTTAAACTTCAAGGTGCTGTTTAACGAATCGATGCTGCTGCAACCCTCCGGGCAAGCAGAAACCTGGCTGCAAATAAAAACCGTCGAATATTCTCTTGCAGACCTGGCGCGCGAGGCCAGAGTCGGTGAATCCTTTATTATCAATGGTATTCGGCATGTCGTACAGTCCATCATGAATAACGACGGTTATGTCGTCAAGGCGGTGGTCGGTGAGTGATAGCTTTACCATAAGGATTGACAGTGCAGCTCTTGACGGTGTGCTGGTGGCGCTGCAACTGCTCAAATCGTATTTACCGACAAATGCCTGCACTTCACTCACAAAAGGTGTTGCGAAAACCAAAGAAACCTTTGCCGATGAAACCGTAAAAACGCTGAATGTTGATTTTGAGCAAGTCGACAGCGAGATTGAAACAACGGTGCCCGATACTGAAACCCTGGACGGATATCGAGCAGAAATCACTTCAAAAGGGATACCGATTGAGCTTTATGATTTTGCTCCCGACGCGGCCGGCTGGAAACGAAAAAGACCGGTACACGTGCAAATATTCCGGGGCGGTGCCACGCATGAATTCCGGCATGTCACAGTCGGGCAAAACCAAGTCTATGGATGGACGAAATATGTGCGCGGGGTAAGGGCAAAACGGAAAATATTATCATCTGTTCGCATTCAGGATATCCAGGCGCAACCTTATTTTATCGACCCGATAACGGAATACGGCGCGGACATTGTAATTGATGACTACGCAACGGTGATAGACGGGGTGCTGGAAAGTGTCTGACACAAAACGCGAACTGATTATTCAAGCATGCCTTGTGCGCGCGGTGACCATCACCACGGCAAGCGGGTATAACACGGACCTGGGACTGAACACATACCGTGCGATTACAAAAGTTGACCCATCAAGGCTGCCGGCATGTATCGTCTACCCGTTTACCGAAACAGCAGAGCGGATCGGCGGCGGCCAGTACCTTTGCACAATGCCGCTCCGGGTAGAAGCTGTCGCTTTAACCGGGATAACAAACCCCTCGGTCCTTGCGGAGCAAATACTCGGGGATCTACGGGAAGCTTTCATGCGGGAGCCAATTTCATCCCTTATTGAAGACATGGCCTATGTTTCCGGCGGCACGAATGATTATTCCAAGAATGATTCAGTTTTGGTTACAGCGAATTTCACGATCAAATATTTCACAACCATTACATCACCCTACGCATAATAAAGAGGAATACCGATGACAACCGCCGAAAACTCTTTGTTATATTTTGAAAACGGGCAATCCCTTGTTTCCATGGTTGCCCTGGTTGATGCGGGTGACCACAAAACCTACAATTCAGCGGCAGAAATCTGGTCCGATGAATCCGGTTTTGCGCCTGTTGTCAAACCAGACGGCGTTCTGACCGGGTTTGTTGTAACACCTGCGATATCCGGCGCCAATGACAAGGTTGATTTGTCTGCCGGATCCCTGAACCTTGCAGGCGTTGTAACCACCCTGGCGACAAGCGTGGATATTACATGCTTGCGCGGTGCTGACGCTGATGTTTGTCGCATCAACACCATTACCATCAACAGCGTTGCGGCTGTAGCCGTGGTCAACGGCGTGGAAGGAGCGTCTTTCAGTGAAGTCCGCGGCGCAAACGGCGGACCGCCTTTTATCCCGGTCGGCAGCGTCGAACTGGCCCAGGTGCGCCTTTCGTCTACTACGGCGACGCCTATTGCCGGCACCGAAATTTATGCGATCCCGAATCGCCACCGTGAAATGGCAAACTACCCGTCAATTCTAAAAACAGAATTCATCCGGGAGCAAAACGCCACGATCGGTCTGGCCGGTGTTGTTTTCAGCCCGGCACTGATGTTGAACCATACCGGAAACACCACCAAAAATGTTTGTGCGCAATATTACGAACCGGAATTCTCTGAACTGCCCAAGGCCGCTGATTTTCAACCGGCCGCAAACAGCATGTCAACGACATCACAGCCGTTTTACGGCGGGGTCATCGGCGAGGTAAGCACGTCTTTAAAAGCCGGCAAGTTCAAGGCCTTTTTGGATAACGGAATTTCAGATCCCATACTGACCAAGGAAGGGAAAAAGATCTGGATCAAATACTTTGTCGATAGACTGCAAACTGACAATTATATCCTGACCCAGGGTTTTCTGGGCATCAATGTCCAATACCCTGCCCGTGGCAGCATCGTTGCTGATTTCACCATAAATGCAAATGATCCGGGGAAGAGAATAACCGGATAAACAGAGGACAGATAACAGAAGACGGAAGACAGAGGGCAGAAAAAAACCTCTACCCTGCACCTTGTAACCTTTTCTTAAGGAGAACAACCATGAAAAAATCATTATTTGCCAGTTTGTTGATTGCTTTGTTGTTTGTACTGACCAGTTTCGCCACGGCCGGGGATATCAAAACGGATATCGCCGGGCACACCTACACCGTCAACCTGGCGGGAACGGTTTATGAAATCCGTTTCACCCAAGGGCCTTTCGGGCCTGGCCCTTGCGGGAAAGCGGAACTGACGGCCGATGGGGTTTTGTTGGCGACATATGATTTTTACGCACGCGGGGATATGGTTACCATTACGAATTTAGGAAACTTTTATTATCGAGATTGGGAGCTGATTTGGATTCAAGGCCAATTCTTGGCTCTGGACGGAGATCGGAGTGATAAGTGACGAGTGACAGGTGACAGGTGACAAGTCTACCGGCCGTCACCCGTTACTCGTCACCCGTCACCTTTTTTTTGAGGAGAGAATCTGCAATGTTTTTTAAAGCAAAAGAGTTCAAGAAAGCCAAGCTCGTTCATCGGACCGCAACCATACCTCTGCCCGATTTGAAACAATGGTTCGATGGACCTGCAGAATGGACCGTAAAGGGCCTTAACGGCAATGAACTGGGCCGCTGCAAGGAAATGGCCGAGAAAAACCGAAAAACCATCAATGCCGTATTGGAAGCTTTATCGGGAAAACAACCTGAAGGAACGGCAACTGCCGTGCGGCACATGACCGGTCTGGATGGAAGCGTGCCCATGGATATTGCGCTGCGCCTGGAATTGCTGATTGCCGGCAGCGTGGACCCGGTATGCGACATCGAGCTTGCCGTCAAACTGAATATGGCCTTTCCAACTGAATTTTTGATTTTAACCAAAAAGATCATGCGATTAACCGGCCTGGGGCACGAGTCGGGAAAATAGAAGCCCTCTGGAATCGAAGTGATGTCCGAATCGCCTTGAAGCTTTGCGATTCCAGGGGGCGATTCTTGTACGAGGTCAGACCCGATTTATTTCCCCAGGGTTTTTTAACGGATGACGAAAGCCGTTTGTGGGGAATCTACTACGTGGACAAAGCAAGGAATAAACGCCGTGGCCGATCTTGAAAGAACTGTCCGGATTATTTTTGAAGCCATTGACTCAATGACCGACCCCTTGACGGATATGTCTTCAGCTCTTTCCGAATTCGGAGGAAGTGCAGTTGATGTTTCGGAAGATGCAAACGACCTGAGCGATTCAATCACCGATATTCCTGCAGAAGCCGATATTTACCTGACTGTCTCCGGCGATGCGCAAGAAAATATAGACGCTGTAAATGAAGATATCGGCACTTTACCTGAAGATGTTTCCATGGATATCAGCCTTGCCGGTACCGATGAATTCAGCAACATATTTGATGACCTGTCCACGAGCATTGACGAAACCGGCAGTTCAATTGACCAGTTTTTCCAGGATAACCCTGCCCAGTTGAGCCAGCTCGAAGCCGATCAATGGGAGCAAGCCATCAACGATGACATGGAAAAAAAGAAAGCGGATTTTGATCTGCAGAAAGATTTGATCGACCAACAACTCGAGCTTTTGGAAGCAAAAGAAAGGGCGCTGGACAGCGGTGAAGGACTGATCAAGATTGACTCCACCGGCGTTGAGCCGGCGCTTCTGGCATTTGTCTTTGAGATACTGCGCCTGCTCCAGGTGGAAATGAATAAAGACGGCAACAAATTTCTTCTGAATATTTAAAAGGGACATGGATATTTCTTTTTCGACAATAGCGCAAGGAACCTTTGTTCGGATAACCGTGGACACCGTGCCGGTCCAGGAAAACACGAAGCGCATTTCCCGGGTGGCCACATTGGATGGCGGGTGTGTAATTTCCAACAACGGCATAACTGACTCTGACCGCACCTTTAATTTTACGGCAAGGCAGGTACCGGAAGGTGTCCGGCTGTCTCTTTGGGCTTTTTTCCAAAACGAAACACTGGTTCACTTATCCTGTCCGGAGGGTGTTTTCTCGGGATATCTGGAAAAGGTAAAAATTCAAAACACGGACGTTGCCGTGTCCTTTTTGGTTTATGAAAAATTAACGCTGGATTGAGGGGAAAACATTATGCCAGCCGTAGTCACAGTACCCAACCATTACATGTATTTGCTCAAAACAAAACAGATTGATGAGTCGAGCGATACTTTCAAAATCATTTTGATGAATACCACGTTTGCATTCAACAAAGATAACCATGCTGAGCTTGCAGATGTGACGGCGGACCAGATCGCCACGGCCAACGGCTACACCCAGAACAGCAAAACCCTGACAGGAGTTGCAGTCACGGAAAATGACACAACGGACAAAGTCACCACCACATGGGATGATGTGACCTGGACCGCTTCGGGCGGAAGCATCGGCCCGACAGGCGCGGCGATCATATATGACGACACTGTCACCAATGATCCCATAGTCATGTGCATTGACTTTGGAAATGATAACACGATTTCGGATGGCAATTCTTTCCAGATCAAGGTGCCGGAAATCGATTTATCGCAGCCATAAAAGAGTGACAGGTGACGGAAAGCAGTGACGAGTGACGGGTTAAAAACTCGTTACCCGTTACCCGTCACTCGTCACTGCTGTAAAGGAAACAGATGACGATATTTCACCTCGATCCGGCCAACGGAAATGACGCAAACGATGGCTCCACCTGGGCGCTGGCCTGGAAAACGATCACCTCCGGCGCAACAGCGGCAAGGATCGCCCCGGGGGACACGATCAAGGTTGCAAAATCCCCAGACCCCACCAGCATCGGGAATGCAACGTGGAATAACCTGTCCAAAACCGTGACCCTTGCCTCGGCTCTGACTGCGAATGTGGAATTATGCGATGCGGCATGGACGCCAGTCACAAATGTAACAGCATCGACAAATACTTCGAATTACAAAATAGGCAGTTGCTCTTCGTCATTTGTGGTTGCCGCGGCCTTCACCACCGGGAAGATTGCCTATAAGGCGCTTGGTAGCGCAGTTGATTATTCGGCATACCAACAGCTTTCTTTCTGGTTTCTTGCCAGCACGGTGGTAGCGGCTAATTCATTAAAAATCTGCCTTTGTTCCGATACGACCGGGGATACGATTGTTGATGAGTTCATTATTCCGGTGACTGATTCTACCGCATATAAGTATTCCTTCACAATAAACAAAGGATCAGCGCTTGGATCTTCCATTCAATCCGTTGCCCTTTATGCAATCGTGGACCCTGGAACCCCAACCATCCTGCTTGATAATATCATCGCCTGCAAGGCGAGCGGTTCAGCCGATGCCTTGAGCCTGACAAGTCTCATATCAAAGAATTCAGCCGCCAGCGGCGGCGAAGAAGGTTGGTACCCGATCCAGTCTATCAACGGCACAACGGTCACGTTAGACAACGGGCCGGCAATAAACGCAAATGCGGGACGCGGGTATTACGGAACGACCGAAACCGTAGCGACATACAAGCGGGAGTGTTTCAGGGTTTTATCCGCCGCTTGTACCATTCAGGATTCCGGATCATCCGGAAACCTGATCGAGTTCCAGGGCGGATATGACCCGGCCACCGGGAACCAGGACGGAGAAACCTATTTTGACGTGGGCTCGGGAAGGGGTAACGGCATTGATTTCACGAACAGAAACTATGTTTTGAGCAACAGAATAAACATGGTTCGGGCAATGCGGGGCGTTTGTCTTTATACCGCTTCTTATTGTGAAGTGACTGCACACAGCCTGTGTGGCAATGACAGTGCCGGGATTTACATCTACGGGGCGAGTTTCTGCAAGGTTGACGTAAAAAACGCCAACAACAACACGGGTACCGGTGTTTCGTATGGTGGATCAAACAACATCTGCATCGAAATAACCATAGTCAATGCGAATAACAACACCAATTCCGGTATTGCGGTTGCGGCGGCCTACGTAAACAAAATCACGGCAGAGAACGTCTGCAATAACGGATCTTCAAATGTTTCAATCAATGCGAATGCGATCCGCAATACGCTTAAAATAACGAATGACAAAAACTCCGGGGCTTATGGATTTTCTTTCGATTCACCCCCTGCCCTGGACAATAAAATCATTGGGACAACCACCGCATCAAACGCCAGCGGGACCGTGTCCGCGTCTACGCCTGGAACCCAGTATTTCAATGGCTGCACCTTCGGAGAAACCGACAGGGTTAAAAACCAAGCAGCATGGATGAACGGCAGGGTCTGTTTGGAAGCCCACGACGGATCACCGGCAAACAACTATGTTTACACGGATGGCGGCATCATCAGTTCTCAATCGCCGGTAAGGCATACCGCGACCGGAATTGCATGGCAAATGTCGCCGACTTCGGCAAATCGAAGCACCTACTACCCCCTTTTCATGTCGCTGGCAAAAATCGCGGTTGCCGCAAGCAGTCAAGTGACCGTCATGTGCTGGTTCCGGAGAACCAACACCGGAATCACCGGAAAGCTTGTCTGCCGCGGCGAGCAGCTTTCCGGTGTTAATGCAGATGTTACAGCCTCGATGACGGCAGCGGCGGATACCTGGGAGCAGCTTACCATCACCTTCACGCCGACCGCAGCGGGCGTGTTGGAGATCGAAGCATGGGCCTATGGTGGAACGACGTACAGCGTTTATGTCGATGATATTGATTACAGGTAAAGTTTTAAGGGTTAAGTTTTAGGTTTTAAGATAAAAAAACCGATACTTAACACTTAAAACTTAAAACTTAACACTGCCGTAAAGGATACAGATGACCCTGCCCACATATGAAAACTTGAAGACCCTGGATTACGCTTATGACGGCTGCCCGTTCTGCAACGTGGGTGCGGCGGATAGTGTCGATCTTAACGGGCTTGATTTTGCGTTTCAGGGTGAGCCTTTTTCCGGGACCATCGGTTCAAGTGGATCGAGTTCAACTGTAGCCGTAAACGCTATGGCGGCCGTGGCGAAGATTTCCGGTGGCATCGCAGGGATTGTGTCGCCTATTTTTCTTGTCCCGCCTGCGGCGATTATGGCCGCAGCCGCCATAGGGCAGGTGCTGCAATGCATCATGATTGCACCACCCGCCGCAACGATTTTGGCAACCGGGAGCGATGGCGGTACCCTATCGGCGCTTGCTGTAATGCCGGGCCGGATAAACGCCGGCGGATCTGTCGTGGATATTCAGTTTCTTGGTGTTGTCTCGCCGGCCCCTGGACAAATTGTCGCCGGTGCGTCGATAGGCGGACTCCTTTTATCCATACATCCTCCGGCCGCCCAGGCGCAGACCATCGCCCAGGTCGAACAGATCCTTCGGCTCGAAGCACCCGTAATTGCCGGTCCTGGCGTGGTGGTTGGCTCGGGCAAAGTCCAGGGCATTGGCATTGTAACCATTGTCCATGTTGAAGCCCGGATTGCCATTGAGCCAACCATTGATGGCTTTCTTTTTGCCTTGGCTACGGCTCCGGCGGATATTTGTGTGACAGGGATCGCCGAGACAGACATCTGGCATCTTTTATCGCCTGTCGTTACCTACCGGTGCGTTTTGACCGGTGCGGCCGATGGGCTACCGGACATCGTAATTCCGATATCCAGTTTCAATATCCGGAAGCGGGCATTATGACCAGAGTCCAAAATTATTTGAGCGTTGCCGTGCCTTCACTGAACCATGCTGGCGAAATCGCCGCCCGTCTGCATGGCGAACTGGTTCTTTACAAAGTCATATCCGAAAACGGTATCGCATACCAACACGAAGAAATTGCACGGGTAACGCTGGACAATATCCAGATTTACGAAGGCGGCCGGAATCGGTCCGTGGTTCTGGACGGGTATAAAAATGTGACCAAAACACCCAAAGAAATTTTCCTGAAAGGGATCACTTACAGAAAGACTTCCGGCGCTGCACCCGCAGCGGCAAGAACTGTGGTGCCGGACACATACCTGGAACCCGGCGACACTGTTTTTGCCGGAAGCAAAACATTTGAAGCAAGAGCGGTTACGATCGCAGTCGGACCGGGTTCCAGTCAGATGGATGTCGAGGCGTAAATGGGCAAGGGCGAAATCAAAACCAACCTGGGGGACGGCCAATACTCTGTAACGCTTCTGAGCAACCGGGACGCGGTTGAAGAGAACCTGGCCAGACTTGACGCCATGCTTGCGGATGTCGAGGCCCAGATCGCGGATTTGCCGATCGGTGATCCGGACTTTAAGGGCCCAGGGCTTAGGCTGCTTAGCGCATCGCTCATTAAACAGAAAGAATCTCTGGAGCTTATCCCGGAAGACCAGACGGTTTCTGCCTGGTGCGCGGATTTATCGGATGAATTATCCGGGATCGTCGGGACGATAGAAATCAACGGTGATCCGGATGCCGGTATCAATATCCGGCCGGGATACGCCGATGATGCCGCGCATGACCCGGAACGCGACGGCCAGCTTGTGGATATCCGGGCCATGACGCCTGTACAAGCATTTTGCAACCTTGCTTTCCTGCCTGGCTGGCAAAAGTGGATGCCGACTTATCGGATCGGGGAAATCACGGAAATTGATGAAAATGCGTGCAGCGTTACACTCGACACCGCTACTTCCTGCCAGCAGGGCCTCGACATAAACGAAAAAATGAACCTGGACGGGGTGCAGATCGAGTACATGGAATGCAACGGTGCAGCCTTTACTGTTGGGGATCGGGTGATTGTTGAGTATCGGGATCGAGGGCTTGCCAACACCCCGGTGGTGATCGGGTTCGAGCAAAACCCCAAACCCTGCGGACTGCAAATAAAACTGACCCGCGGGGACGGAACCCCGGTAAACGCCGCGCTGCTGACTTACCTAAAAGTCAAAGACAGCGCCGGCGCATATCAAGCCATAACCTATGACCTGGACCCGGATACCGGATACTGGAAAATTGAGCCCGATGACCCGCTCGATGACCCTCTTAAATACTGGATTGAATACCAATGCACTGCTGGGCTGGCCGCACAATACCCCGGCAAGTATAAAGCAAGCGATAAGGATAACCCGTCGAATCGGGTGGCAATCGGGAGATATGAGGACACGATCCCCTACTGGAAAGTTGAGGCGCAGACTACGACACCAGATGCCGACCAAATACACCAGCTTCCCGCGGCCTGGTGGCAGGCGCCATCGTCTGGAGTGGCGCGCAGTTCGGATTACAGATACCGGTATATTTACGCAGGCCGGACCTATGAAAAATCAATTGTGGTCAAATCTTCAATCCCCTACCGGGTAAGATATGCGGTCACTGACAATTTTCAGGGAACATATTACATCGGGTATGGCTTCCATGCGGAGCTTTCGCCGTGCGACGGCGAGACAATTGGAATTGCACTATGGGACACATCGGGGAAGTGCACATTAACTACGAGCTTAACGTGCTTTACGGAGCGGCCTTCTTCTATCAACAGTGACGATGAATTTTCAAAAATAACCGTGACAACATCGGACGGCGACACATCTTCCCCTTCACCAAAATCTTTGCAGACGGTGAAGCCGGAATGGGTAAACGACCAGGCTGGAAGCAGCACCGGGAAAACGCATTTTATACAGATTGCCAATACCTGCCCCAATGGGAATTGGTACGGCTATGTCGAGTATGAGTTCAACGAGGATTGTGAAGCCGGATATGATTCGGTTGAGGAAACCTTGGCGGCGCTGCCTGTGCATGACAAAATTGCCGATGCAGCCATTGTGCTGATCCCTTTTTATGACTGATGGCTTCGTAAAAAGTCCAATATCTGCGTTGTGCTGCATCCTTCGTCGTTGCGGCGTACTGGTCGTACGCCTCACTCCTCAGGAGTTGTCGCCGAAAGCTCCGGTGCGCACGCCTTGATCTTGAACTTTTTACTTTGCCATCCCAATTTCGACTTTTTACAAAAACACAATGATTGGTGAGTAAAATGGAAACGGTTCACTTTCTACAATGGATCATCGTACTGGTGGCGTCGACGGCGGCGGCATGGGGAGGCGCCCGATATGCAATTTCTTCCCACGAAAAAACGCTTGAGCAACATCAAAAAGACTTGGCGAATTTAAGGGAGGAGGTGGGTATTTTAACACCGCGACAAATGACAGAAAAACTTCAAGATGAAATCACGAAGCTTGTTCCTTTTGCTTTTTGCAGGGACAGACAGGCCGTATGCCTCCAGGAAAAAATATGTGCAACGAATAACGTCACGGGCAAGCTGGATGATTTATTTACCAAAATAGAAGAACTGGAAGAAAAACGCGAGAAAGGAAAAGATGAGCGCAACCGGGCGATTGCTGAACTTGCAAGGCAAATCGCCATTCTTGAAACGACTATCCGGGAAAGGACAAATTTATTCAGTAAATGAAAGGGGGGAGTGAATCATGAAAACATTAATTCTTACTCTGTTTTTGGTGGTTATATCGGCATTCAATACCAACGCTGCTTTTTTGGTGTCGGATCCACAGTCAGCAGCAATCGGGATGCAGTATGAAATTTGGTCAAATGTCAAAGGCCTCCCTGAAGAAATGATCGTAGTTTCAGGAAAGCTGGTCGTTTCGGCGAATAACGAGGCGGATGGCTCGATCCGGTACGATTTAAAGGATATCGGCCCAGGAGATTATAACTGGTATGTGCGGTATTCCCAGAACTGGGGATATTACGGGGCCGATAAGACTGAAGCAGGAGGTAAATCGTATTCGATATTTGTCCCTTTCGAATTTACGAAACGCAAACCTGTTCAAGGCCCTATAAAGGGACTCAGACTTTCACCATAACGGTCAAATTCTCAAAATAATGGGAGGGATAGTATGAAGATTGGTACAACCGTTGATTCTCCGGCGTTTACAACCAAGTATGACATGTTTTTCTCAAAATATTCGGAGAAATACTTCGGCGCGGACTTTGATTGGCGGTGGTTTCGGGCGCAGGCAATTGCAGAATCCGGAATAGATCCGGCAGCCGTGTCATGGTGCGGCGCAAAGGGCATCCTGCAGATCATGCCTGCGACATTTGCAGAAATCAAAAAGTACCACTGCCCGTGGATTACAAATGTTGAGGATCCTGAGCAAAATATTGAAGCCGGTATTTTTTACGATCGGAAATTATACCGGATGTGGTCAAACCCCCGGCCGGAACTGGACCGGTTGGCGCTTATGTTCGCGTCATACAATGCCGGGGCCGGAAATATCTTAAAAGCCCAAAAGCTGTGTACTGTTGAACCGAACCTGTGGGCAAGCATCGCGGCGGTCGCAAAATTTGTGCCTGGCTGGAAAAGCTGCGAAACGCTTGGCTATGTGACAAAAATAATATCCCTGATGTCAAAGTACATAAGGAAAGCACCATGAACATATTATTGGTGGTCCCGCATTACCCGGATTCGTTCTGGACCTTTAAATCCATTTTGCGTTTTGTCAATAAAAAGGCGGCATGCCCGCCGCTTGGCATGCTGACAGTGTCGGCAATGCTTCCGAAAGAGTGGAATAAAAAGCTGGTGAATCTGAACATTTCTCCGCTCTGGCCAAAGGACCTGGCTTGGGCCGATTATGTGTTTATCAGCGCCATGTATATTCAAAAAAAATCGGTGAGCGAGATAATCAAGCGGTGTTTGAAGCACAAGGTCAAGATCGTCGCCGGCGGACCCCTGTTCACCCAGGAATATGAAAATTATCCGGAAGTCGATCATTTCATATTGAATGAAGCAGAAATCACGCTTCCCCCGTTTCTGAATGCCTTGGCCTCGGGTCAAACGCCGGAAAGGATCTATAAAACCAGCAGATTTGCGGACCTGACGCTGACGCCCATACCCGATTATCATCTGATGTCACTGAAAGACTACGTTTTCATGAGCATCCAGGTTTCCCGCGGTTGCCCGTTTTCCTGCGAGTTCTGCGAGATAACCGCACTGTTCGGACGTAAGGTCCGGATGAAAAGCACCCAGCAGGTCATTGACGAGCTGCAGGCGCTTTTCGATCTGAACTGGCGCGGGCATGTACTCATTGTCGATGACAATTTCATCGGGTGCCGAAAAGAAGTCAAATACAACCTGCTCCCCGCCATGAAAGATTGGATGGAACGGCACAACTTTCCTTTCACGTTCAACACGCAGGCTTCCGTTGATCTTGCCGACGATGACGAAATGCTTTCTTTGATGGTTGCAACCGGCTTCAGTTCTGTTTTTATCGGGATCGAAACCCCAGAGGAAAAATCCCTGAAAGAATGCAACAAGAAACAGAACAGCAATCGGGATATGCTTCAGAGTGTTAAAAAAATGCAAAACGCCGGCCTGCAGGTGTCGGCCGGTTTTATTGTCGGTTTTGACAGCGACACGGAAACCACTTTCCAGCGGCAGATTGATTTCATCCAGCAAAGCGGGATTGTTTCGGCCATGGTGGGCCTTCTGAACGCCCCCAAAAAAACGGCACTTTACAGGCGGTATGAATCAGAAAACAGGATCATTTCCGAAGCTTCAGGAAACAACACGGACCTGACTTTGAATTATGTCCCTGTGATGGATCCCAAAGAACTCGTAAAGGGTTATTTGAGAATCCTGCATGACATATATTCGCCCAAGCCTTTCTACCAGAGAATCCGGAAGCTTTTGCGCGAATACAACCCGCACCCGAACTTACCAGCGGAGATAGGTATCGTGGCACTGGTGACTTTTTTCAAATCGTTTTATGCGCTCGGCGTGCAGGACTCGGGACGGTGGCATTACTGGTCGCTTCTGCTGTGGACCTTATTTGCCAGGCCCAACCTGATGGCGGATGCCGTATCGTTTTCGCTTTACGGCCTGCATTTCCGGAAATTATTCGGACTGCGGTAACGATGGGAGACCAAAACTTATGAAAATCGATTTGTATCATCTATACCGGCGCTTCAGTCTTATCAACCTGGCTTACCCCATTGTATTGGACGCCTTGAAGCTGTGGTCGGAATCGCTGGGCTGGCAGGCGCGGGCATCTGTCTGCAAGGAAAATTCTGTTTACGCCCCCCGTGATACAAACGTCGTGGGCTTCAGCGTTTACACGCAGACGGCAAACGCAACTTACCGGGTCGCCGAAAGGCTGCGCGCTGAGGGTAAAATCGTCATTCTTGGCGGCCCCCATTTTCGGGGCTCGCAGACCTACCAGGAAGCCATTCCCTACTGCGACGTGATTGTCAACAGCATCTGCGAGCAGCAATGGAAAACACTCCTCCGCAATATCAGCGAAGGAAAGATCATTCCTAACATGCAGCGGCCAATCCTGGTTATCGACAAAGAGAAAAGATTCAGATACCCGATTGTGCCTTATCAACCACATAATGACAAGAGCTGGTTCCAGTTTCCCTGTATCCCAACTTCCCTGGGCTGCCCTTATGCCTGTGAATTTTGCAGCCCTTACCTGCCCGGCGAATATGTTATGAGAAAGGTCGAGACAATCTATAACGAAGTGGCCCAGACAAAGGGCAGGTTCATGTGGCTGTGTGACGCAACTTTCGGCCTGAACAAGCGGCACACCAAAGAACTGATGAAAGCCATAGCACCGCTGAAAAAAGATATCTGCGTTGAAACAACCATAGCCAGACAGCAAGATCTGGAGATGATCCCGGACCTGGCGCACGGAGGCGTGAAATGGATCACGCTCGGGGTCGAAACGCCTACCGCAAGACTGAAAAAACAGGGATCGGGCAATTTGACCGATACCTTGAGGGTTATCATCCAATGCGCGCATGACCACGGGATCGTCGTGCAAGGCAACTTCATGTGCGGGCTTGATAGTGATGACCCTGGGGTATTTGACCGGATTTATGATTGTTATCAGAAATCGAAAATTGATTCCGCCATGGTGAACATCCTTGTTCCTTATCCAAATACCGTACTTGGACAACGTATAGTAGCAGAAGGCAGAATCATTGATACCAACTGGGAGCATTACGATAACCGTCACATCGTCTATCAACCCAAACTTATGACAATAGATCAGCTTGCAAACGGTTACATTCAACTGACCCGAAATATCTACAATTTCAGAAACGTGTTGTCTGAAAGTCTGGACATTATGAAAAACAACGACGCGACAGCCTGGACCGCCATTGTCATTGGACACAAATTGAGCTTTTTCTATGACACCTTACAGAAAGAAAGGGCGCTTCACCATGGATAATTTAAAAGGATTTGTCAGTGCTTTAAGGGTTGAGGATATCGGCACTTATCGCGGAAGGACGGTTTACCGCCTGGAAGCCCCCCTTGTTTACGACAGTGGTGAGCGGGTCATAACGGTACCGGCGGGATTTGAAACGGATTTGGCTTCGGTGCCGCGGCTACCGATTGTCTATATGATGTGGGGGGACCGAGCGCACCGGGAGTCGGTACTGCATGATTACCTGTACCGGATTGAGTCTGTGCCGGACCTGCCCAGGGGGCAGTGTGACGATGTATTCCGGCAGGCAATGATTTCACGGGGCAACCCATGGTGGATTTATCAGCCGATGTATTGGGGGGTAAGGCTGGGGGGCTGGCTGTCTTATAAAAAATTACCTGTGCTCCAGAATTTTTCGGCAAGGACGTAACAGTGCTTCGCAAGGATAAAAAATGAGCTGCTTCAACTTTCTGTACCCGATAACCATAACAGAGGGGGGAACATTCAATCAAAAATTTCAGTGGAAGTCCGGCAACCCGTTAGCACCGGTTGATATCACCGGGTACACCAGCAAGATGCAAATCCGGGCGAAACTGACGGATGCCATCCCCCTGATTGCAATCCCCCATGCATTGGATGACTGGATGCCGGGCGGCGATACAGGGCTTTATCTGAATACGCCGGAGAGCGGAATTTATCAAATGTATATCAATGACGCGGACACCCTGGGGCTTTGCGCTCAGCACAAGGATGTGATCGGTATTTACAATTTGTTCCTTTACTCTCCGGCCGGCGAGGCCGTTTTTAGGCAATACGGGCCGGCAACCATACTGGCGGCGGCGGCAATATGAGCGAAATTCTTGTTATTGAAGACCAGGTGCTTGAGGTTGTTGTTGATGGCGACCAGGTCCTTGCCGTCGAGGGCGGTGAGGATTCCGTTCTGGTTGTACTCAGTGAACCGGATCAGATTGTTTCCGTTACCATCGACGGGATAGAACAAATCACGGTAATTGAAAGCATTGGAGTCGCCATCGAGCAGATTTCTGCCATCGAATCCGGTCCCCAGGGCATTCCCGGGCCGTCCGGATTACCAGCCATCGGCAGCTTGGTGGACGAAGTTCTTATCGGCACGGTGAATGGCGCCAACCTGGTGTTTGCTACCACCTATGATTATTTGCCGGGGAGCACCCAGGTGTTTGTGAATGGACTAAAGCAAAGGGCAGGTATCGATTTTTTGGAAAAAGGAGTTAATGAGATCATGTTTTCAGAGGCTCCGATGAATACCGGTTTTACGGATCATTTAACCATTGTTTACATAAAGGAGTAAAAAAATGACGACAACCAAATTAAGGATTACCAAACAGGTTTATGCAGATGATGATTTTAACTTCAACGCCAAAAAGATCACCAATCTTGCAGCTCCGGTTGACGGGGGCGACGCCGTCAACAAGACTTATGCGGACGGTATCATAGCAGCCGCTGATGCGATGGTGTTCAAAGGAGTGGTCGATTGTTCGACCAACCCCGATTATCCGGCTGCAGATTGCGGCTGGACTTACAAGGTCTCGGTGGCGGGTAAAATCGGCGGGGTTTCCGGAGTATCCGTCATCCCCGGTGATGAACTGCTTTGCACGGAAGATGCCACGGCTTCAGGTGATCAGGCTACCGTTGGTACCAAGTGGGACGTGGTGCACGTAGAAGGCACCGGCGTTGTCCCGAATGCGCCGATTACCGGAGCGACAAAGACCAAGATCACATATGATTCGAAAGGATTGGTCACTGCCGGCGAGGATGCAACGACGGCTGATATCGCAGATTCGTTGAACCGTCGATACATGACTGAAGCGCAAAAGTCTGTTCTTGATAATACATCAGGGACGAATACCGGTGATGAAACGGTTGAATCGATTGGTGCGCTTATCAATTCCGGGACAAGCAAGGCCACGCCGGCCGATGCAGATGCTTTTGCCCTGATGAACGCTGCCGACTCCAACAAGCTTGCCAGTTTCACATGGGCAAACCTCAAGGCCGCTATCAAGTCCTTTCTTATGGGCACATATATGGTTCGCGAAATTCCCGCCGGTAATCGGGATGGCTTAAATGTCACCTTTTTGCTTGCCAATGCGCCCATAGCCGGAACCGAAATGGTTTTTTTAAATGGGCTTCTTCAGAACTCAGGCTCCGGGAACGACTACACCATTTCCGGCCAGAACATCGCCATGGCATCCGCACCGGTTGCAACGGATGTCATCCTTGTAACTTACTGGAGATAGCCTTATGGGCAGGACACAAGTTCCCGGAACTCAGGTAAAAGATGCGACCATCAACACTGTTGATCTTGTGGATAAAGCGGTAACGCTTCAAAAAATGGCGGATGTTGCAAGCGGAAGTGTATTTTATCGAAAAATCCCTGGAATGGGTTCGCCTGAAGTCCAGGATCTCGATACATTAAGAAATGATCTTGGCGTATTTCCCAGATTAACAACATCGATCGATCTGACTGCATTTGTGAACCATGGTGGAAATGTTGTTGTCAAGATGGGAAGATTTATTTACTGGAATTCAGGCTTTGTTACCGTTTATCGAAGGATCACACCCATATTGAAAACTGTCGTTCCATTTTCCGCGATGACGGGGTTTAATACGTTTACAGGGACAAGAAGCAGATTTAAAAACGATATCCCTGACAATACCACAGCGGATATGATTACAGACATATCGTTTAATTCCGGATCGGGCGTTGCTCCCGGAAATTCCATCATTATTGAATACACGGAGACCACAAGACAATTATCTTCGCAGCTTTCCCTGGTTTACAAAGGATGGGATTTTGCACATGATCGCCCCTATGCAAAATCCCCTACCGGAAATTTTCCCGCACAACCGATGCTGACATATTCAGCAATCATCCCAAAAAAGTTTTCACTTCAAGACGGTGCATATACCATCCAGTATTTTGATCCTTCAAACTGGAATGATTTAACGCTTCCGCCTTACATAAGTGCCTTTGTGAAAAGAAATCATGATGGCAGAACAGGTTATGTCCATTATCTATTTCCCAATATGATGTATTTTTCCGAGATCGGTCTTGGATCGGCTTTCAATGGTTTTCGCGTGGAAGCTTACGAGCTTCCAAGAAGATCCGGAAAGCAGCCTTCCGGATATGCAAAATTCATCGGATATTGGACAATTAATAAAATGCGGTTGACCAACACGATAATGATGGGAACAGGATACCGTAGAAGATATTATACCATTGGTTTTAAGATAAGAAATTTATCGACCAATGATGTTTCCGATTGGCTACCTTTAATTGTAATTGCCAATCGCAGATTTAAAGGGCCGGATGGCACAAAAGCTTTATTTGTGAGATTCCGCCCTCTTTAA